GTGTCGCAACGCACGGCCGTCGCGGTGTCTGGCTTTTGCTGGCAGATTCAGGACGCCAGAATCCGCCATCTATTCTGGCGGCTCAACCTGTTCTGCGGGAGCACGCTGACCGCGGCACTCGTCCCGCTCTTTCGTGGGCCGATTGTAGGTGGAAGGGCGTTCGGCAACGCAACGGAAACGAACGTGAACTTCGTCAGCGGCGATCACAGCGAAACCGGATCGACTCGCGGGCTTGTTGGCAACGCGACAAACAAGTGGCTCAACACCGGAGTGCCGCTCAACTTCGCCACTGACAGGCAACTGACCGTCCAGCCTATGACTGCCATGAATGGTGGCGGATACATGATCGGCTCGCTGGCAAACAACACAGACCTGTCCTCGCTCTTTGGCGTCTTCTCGCAGAATGCAACCAACAGCACTACATACAACTTCTCGGACGCGGCCGTGTTTGCCAGTGCCGGGAACAACGCCGTAACGCTCGGGCAACTCGTGTCAGGCATATCGCTGACATCTGGGACATCACGGCTTGCCGTCGCGAACGCGATTGTCGCCTCTGGGACTGGCTACGGCACAGCAAACACAAATGGCTTCTACGTGTTTTCAGCCAACCGACCAAACGGAACGACCGTTGGAACCACGTCGTCTCGTCTCGGGATGTATTCTATCGGCCTCCCGATGACGGACGCGCAGCACGCGGCGTTCAACGCGGCAATCGTTCGCTTCACTACCTCTATGGCGTGACGCATGACCATCCTCGACCTCGCCACCGCCGACATCGACACGCTGCGGGCGTATGCCCTGGTGTTCGACGCCACGCTGGCCGGCGTGCTCGCCGAGCGGTGGATGGCCTACGGGACGCCCAACTGCTGCCCAGTGCCTCGCACGCTCACGGACGGGCGGTACATGTTGTGCGCCGACATCCTGAGCGAGACTCGCCCCGGCGGGCTGCTTGAGGCCATGTGGGAACACAGCGATAAGGCGGCCATCGCGGCTGGCGTGACCGTGATGCCGTGGGCCGACGCCGTGGCACTCTTGCCGCCTGATCCTACGATGGGTGCCTGATGCCACAACGCATCCCATGCCACAGGCCGCTGCGTCTGCGTTCGTCACGCCCACGAAGTGACGACACCGCTAGGCCCAACGCAGCAGCTCGAGGCTACTGCAGCAAGGCCCACCGAGCTTGGCGTCAGGCGGTGCTGACGCGTGACGCTTGGACGTGCCGCGAGTGCGGGCGTGTGTGTGATGGGGAGAAGGAGGCGCACGCGGACCACATCGTGCCGATCAGGCTGGGCGGTGAGCGGTACGAGTTGGCGAATGGGCAGACGCTGTGCGTGCGTTGTCATACGCGAAAGACGCGCCGTGGCGGTTAGGGGGCGTCCAAGAGTGTGGGCAAACAACGTGCCGAAACCGACGGCTTTCCTCTTCGACGCGCGCCGCCAAAATCCGACGCCGTTTTCCCAGGTGATTTCACATGGGCCGCAAACCCAAGCCAACCGCAATCAAGATTCTTGAAGGCACCCAGCGGGGAGCCCCGAAGCGTGAGCCGTCGGCCCCGCCGGGGGCGCCGCCCATGCCGGATCGCCTGCTGGTCGAGACGGTCGCGGTCGCCAAGTGGCACGAACTCGTTGACACCTTGTGCAGCATGGGTGTTCTGACGACTGGTGACGGCGAGGCATTGGCCACGCTGTGCGAGGTGCACGCCGCCGCCCAGGCGTGTCTGCTCGAGCTGCGGGCCAGCGGGCCAACGATCAAGACGGACCTCGGAGGCGTGAAGCCGAACCCGGCCGGCAGCCTGTACCGCGGGCTCGTCGTCCTGCAGGCCAGCCTGATGGGTGAGTTCGGCCTGACGCCTAGCAGCAGGGTGCGACTTGGGACGAAAGCCGAAGCCCCGAAAGACGACCTCGAAGCGTTCTTCGCGTCCGAAGGTGCGTGAGCTGACGCCGGAAGGCGAGGCCAAGTACCGCCGGGTGGTGCGATTCTTTGAAGGCGTCCTGCGGCATTCCAAAGGCCAGCATGCCGGCGGGCACTTCACGTTGCTGCCGTGGCAGCACGACGTGTTTCGCGAGCTGTTCGGCAGGCTCAAGCCGGATGGCACGCGGCAGCATCGCGTGGCCTACATCGAAGTGCCCAAGAAGAACGGCAAGTCCACGCTGCTGGCGGGCATCGCCCTGTACATGCTCTTGGCCGACGAGGAGCCGGGGGCCGAGGTCTACGGCGCTGCGTGCGACCGCGAGCAGGCGGGCATCATCTACCGCGAAGCCGCCGCGATGGTGCGTGCGTCCCCTGCCCTGTCCAAGGTGCTCGAGGTGGTGGACTCGCGGAAGACGATCATCCACCGGGCAAGCAACTCGTTCTATCGGGTGCTCTCAGCCGATGCGTTCCGGGCCGAGGGCTTGAACATCCACGCCCTGCTCTTTGACGAGCTGCACGCCCAGCGTGATCGCCGGCTGTGGGACGCACTTCGGTACGGCGGCGCGGCCCGGCGGCAGCCGCTGCTGCTGTCGATCACGACGGCCGGAGAACTCGACCGCAAGGCGTTGTGGTGGGAGCAACGTACGTACGCCGAGCGGTGTGCCGCAGACTCGACTCTTGACCCGTCGTTCTACGGGTGCGTCTACAAAGCCGACGAGGCCGACGACCCGTTTGAAGAAGCCACCTGGCACAAGGCCAACCCGTCGCTGGGTCACACCATCACGGTGGAATCGTTCGCTGCCGACGCCCTTGAAGCCAAGAACAGCCCGTCGAAACTCAACTCGTTTCTGCGGTACCGCCTGGACGTTGCCACCAGCTCGGACGTGCGGTGGATCCTGCCAGACAAGTGGGCTGCCTGCGGTGGCTCGCTGCGTCCGCTCGACGGCCGCCAGGCGTACGTCGGGCTCGACCTGTCGAGCACCACTGACCTGACGTGTGCCGTGTACCTGTTTCCCGACGAGGACGGCACCTTCGACGTGCTGCCGTTCTTCTGGGCCGCGGCCGAGAACGCCAGCGGCCGGGCACACAAGGACAAGGTGCCGTATCTGGACTGGGCCAAGGACAAGACCGAGTACGGCCCGGTGCTCAGGCTGACGGACGGCAACGCCACCGACTACGACACGGTGCGTCGTGACATCAACGAGATCAGCAAGCGGTTCGTCATCCGGCAGATGGGAATCGACCCGTGGAACGCTCAGCACATCAGCCAGCAACTGCAAGGGGATGGGTTTGAAATAGTAGCGTTCAGGCAGGGATACGGCTCGTTTTCAAGCCCGTGCAAGTTCCTAGAAACGCTGGTTCTGGCAGGAAAGATTCGACACGCCAATCACCCGATGTTGTCGTGGATGGCGAACAACGTAGCCATTGAGATGAACCACGCCGGGGACATCAAGCCCAGCAAGTCCAAGAGCACAGAACGCATCGACGGCATCGTGGCACTTATTGAGGCCGTCGGATTGTGGCAGACGGCAACGGCGCCGAAGCCAGAACAAAACTGGGATCTCACCGTCATATGATCGCCGAAACGCCCGAAGAGAAGTCGTACCGGATCATCGACCTTCGTGGCGGATATGGCGAGTCGTGGTCCGAGTCCCCGTCTCGCGGGCCTGCCGGCGTTCGCATCACGCCAGAGACGGCGTTGCAGTGCAGCACGGTGCTGGCCTGCGTGCGGCTGATCGCCGAGAACGTGGCCACCGTCCCGCTGCACCTGTATCGGCGACTGCCCGAAGGCGGCAAGGAACGTGCTCGGGATCTGCCCCTGTACAGGATGCTGCAGCAGCAGCCCAACGGATGGCAGACGTCGTTTGAGTTCCGCGAGATGCTCACGGCTCACTGCCTGCTCTACGGCAACGCCTACGCCGAAATCCGCTCGGGCTCTCGTGGTGCCGTGTCCGAACTGTGGCCGCTGCACCCCAGCCGCATGAAGGTCACGCAGCTCGAGGACGGCAGTATCCGCTACTGCTACCGCGAGCAGAACGGCACCGAGACGTACTACCGCCAGGACCAAATCTTTCACCTTCGCTGGCTGTCCAACGATTCAGTGACCGGGATACTTCCCATCTCGCTCTCGCGTGACGCCATCGCCCTGGCTCAGGCCCTTGAGACGCACGGCGGGGCCTACTTCGGCAACGCGTGCCGGCTGTCGGGCCTGATGGAATCCGACAACCCAATCACCATCGAGACGGCCGAGCGGCTGCGTGAGCAGTTCGAGCGGATGCACCGCGGGCCTGATCGGGCACACCGTACGGCCGTGCTGCCGCAGGGCGTGCACTGGAAGGACGTGCAAAGCACCAATGAGGCTTCGCAGTTTCTTGAAACGCGGCAGTATCAGGTCATCGAGATTTGCCGGGCGTACCGCGTCGATCCGTCGTACGTGCAGGACAAGACCAAGGTCGGGTATGCCAGCCAAGAGCAGGCGGCCATCGACCTTGTGCAACAGACGCTCTTGCCGTGGTTCCGCCGGTGGGAGTCGGCCATCACGCGGGATCTCGTCGTGCAGGACGACGTCTACTTCGCCGAGTTCGACACGCGAGGGCTTCTGCGTGGCGATCTGGCCGCCCAGAGTGCGTGGCTTCAGACGATGCTGTCGACCGGGATCTACAGCGTCAACGAGTGCCGCGAGGTCCTCAACATGAACCCGATCGGCCCCGAAGGCGATCAGCGGTACATGCAGATGAACCTGACGACGATGCAGGGGATCGCCGCGAACGCTGCCGCCGGAAATGGCGGCGAGCCGATGCCGGCCGACAACGAGCCCACGTCATACACCGACGAGCTGCTATCCAAACCGCAGGACGCACAATGAACACCGAACTGGAACGCCGCTGCGTCGCTCTTCCGCTGACGCTGGAAACCCGTGACGCCGGCAAGGCGTACATCGGGGGGTACGCGGCCAAGTACAACGTCCGCAGCACACTCTTGGGAACGTTTCGGGAGCAGATTCTGCCGGGGGCGTTCACCCGTGCTCTCGAAGAGCAGTCCCACCCAGTCGTGGCCCTCTGGAATCACGACCCTAACTTCGTGCTGGGCTCGACGCGTAGCGGCACGCTCTCGGTCAGCACTGACGACCAGGGCATGCGGTACTCGGTCGAAGTCCCCGACACGCAGTTGGGCCGCGACCTGTCCACGCTCATCGCTCGAGGTGACGTGTGGGGC